GGTACTCGCGCTGATGGCACAGAGTGGTGGTCTAAAGGGTTTAAAAAAGGTGAGGCCGATAAAGGGCCGAGAGGTCAGGGAAGTAAAGGTAAGAAAGTCAAAGGCAGTATGATTAATAGAGGGAAGCTTAGTAAAAAGGAATGGGATAAAATAGAGGCCGCAAAAAAGAGGGGTGCTGCAGCACTAAAAAGAGCAAAGGCAGTACATAAGAAAAGAGTAAAAAAAGCAAGTACTAGAGTTGTTAAAAAAAGTAAGAGGTATGCATAATGGCTGAAGAAGAACTTCCCCCCGCATCTAGTGAGACTACGTCTTATGTAAATAAGCCGAAGAAGAAGAAGAAAAAGTAAATGGCTAAGCTTAAGCTCCCAGCAAGGATATGGAAATAGATGGCAGAATATTCACAGGAAAGTACACACTATATCACGGAGGACAGTGAAGAGGATAAAGGACTTCCACCTGATATGCTTGGATTGCTGGTACAGGAGTTATATCAGCAAGCCAGTTCGGATAATGACAGGCAGAGTCGCGAAGAGATATGTGAGGCTGCTTGGTTTGCAATGCGTGGCGAGTTTCCTGATACTGTTTCAAGGGCAGTTGAGATTGCTAAAGATCGAGGGATATACGTAAATCTTACTCGCAGGAAGGTATCGGAAGCACGTAACAAATTGATAGCATCCACCTTTCAGATGGGTAAGGTTCCCTTTAAGCTTACACCATCAAGGCGGCCAAGGTTTGTTGCTCCTGATTTGCTTGAACAGAAAGATCCATATGATGAAGCAATTAACAGGTCTAAGAATTGTGAGCAGAAAATCAGGGATATATTTGATCAGACAAATTATGAAGATATTCTAAACAAATGTATCAATGAGATGACCCTTTATGGTACAGGGATTACCAAGTCCATAGTACTTAAGAAGGTTGATTATCCATTGTATAGTACTGCTAGGAATGACCCGCTTCTACAGATGATAGAAGAGACAGCGGAATCTGAGATGATGCCGCATGTAGAGTGGATTTCGATATGGGATATATTCCCTTCTCCGGGGGCAACAGGTAAAAGTGATCTGGATTGGATAATTCAGCGCAGGTATTTATCAGCTCAGGAACTGAGAGTAATGGCTGAAAAAAGCAATGGGTCGGTTGACCCGATGCTTATAGAGCAATGTATCCAAAATGGTGAAGGTATGTCACCTAGTGATACAGGAAGTCTTTCACCTAGAAAAAGTAGTTCAGATTCAGAAAAGATAAAGCCTTATTGTTTGCTTGAATTGTGGCACAAGGGATTAGGAAGGGAGGATTTAGAGCCATACATTGATATATCAGAGAATGGTGATAATGAACCTATGCACCTTCCTGTAGTAATAACTGTACTTGGCTCTAAGGTTCTTCGTGCTTCAATGAATCCTTTTGATGGAAGGATACCTTTTGATTTCTGTTATTGGCAGGAGCAGGAAGATAGTATCTGGGGCAATGGTATATTTGAATCAATAAGAGATGATCAGTCCATGATGAATTTTATCTATGGAATGATTGTTGAAGGCAAAACGATGGCATCTATGCCTATGTTTGCAATGAATCCAAATGCCTTTGATTCTGCACAAGATGATTTTTATGAGATTAAAGCAGGTAAGATATTCAGGATAAAGTCTGGTGAGAACGTAAATGACGCATTTAAGTCATTAACAATACCGGATGTAACACATGGATTAGTTGATCTCTTAAAAATTATTGAACGCAATACGGATCTTGCATCAGGTCAGGTTCCAATAGGTATGGGATCAGGTGCACAGTACCAGACAAAGACCGCAACTGGTATGCAGATTCTGAATGAGAACTCTCAGAAGCTGACTACAAGTGTAATCAGGTCACTGAACAGTATGGTAACGAATAATGTTCAGGCTGTATATCACTGGTTGATGGCAGATTCAGAAGATATATCCCTAAAGGGTGACTTCCAATGTATGGCAAAAAGCTATGATACGTTCATGGCAAGAGAAGTTACCATAAATCAAGTCTTACAGTTAATACAAGTTGTAGGACAAGTTCCTGAATTAAGGGGAAGGTTTAATTTTGAGAAGCTTGCAGTACCGCTTAAGGCTGGTCTTGGTTTAGAGATAGAAGGACTTATTAAGTCTGAAGAGGAAGTTGCACAGGAACAACAGCAGCAACAGCAAATGATGCAACAGCAGGCAGCACAGCAGTCACAGATGGAGAATGAGAGTTACGAGGATCGTGCTCTTGTTGATGAAAAGAAAGCACTGTCTGCTGATATACGTAAAGGAATTATTCAGGAAAGGCTGGCTAAGATCAAGGAGGGTGAATCAATTTCGACACCTGACTTAGCTAAGATGCTTAGTGAGACTTCCCTGTTATTACTAGAAGAGATGCAGGAGCAGAAAATTGCACAAGAGAATGCTAGACTTTATCAAGAACAAGCAGCCCAAGCCGAGCAGCAACAGCAAAATCCGGCAGATCAGTCAGGGCAAGGAGGAGTTGGAGTACCTCCTCAGTCTGAGGGAAGACCCCAGATGGAGCAAGCTCTCTAAGATTTTACAGGCTAGACTTACACGGAAAGAGGAAAGACTCTCAGAGAAGCCCCTCTATGACGTAAAGGAAGTAGCCACCTTTAATGCGCTCATTGGAGAGATCAGAGAAATCAAGAATATACTTGACCTTGATCGTTTGATCCGTGAAGCGATAACCCATAGTGATGAGTGATATTATGCAGGATACACCTCCCTTTGAAGAAGGAGAAATGTCGGAGCATGAAAATCCGGAAGAACAGCCTGAAGAAGTAGCTGAATTGAAAAAACAGTTAGCTTCAGTTACTAAAAGCTACGATGATTTAAGACCACATGCCGACCGCGCCTTCAGTGCGCAAAGCGACAAGGAGTCTGAAAATCAGGAGCTGAGAGCAAGACTTGCAGTACTTGAACGGGAAACCGAATTAAGTAGTCAAGTTAAAAAAGATAATCCGTATTCAGATGAGAACTTTTTCTCTGAAGAAGACAAGCGTGTAATGGAAGATTTTCCTGAGGTCATGAAGACTTCTGAAAAAATTGCTGAGCGCATGGTCAGGCAAGAGCTAGCGGATTTGAAAAGACAACAGACAGATGATGTAGATAAGAAAATTAACAGTCATGTTGATCAGAAGTATCAGGAAAATATTGATGATCTAAATCAGAGGATTGATTTAATGTCAAAGCAAACGTACTTTGACGGCAGACTGGGATTTGGTGTTTGGCCTAGCATTGAGGATGACAAGTCATTTATTGACTTTGTCAATGGTGATACAATGCGCAGGCTTGGAATGACACAGGGTGATCTTGAAGCAAAGGCTACTATTATCCAATCGTTTTTGGAAAATAAGTCTGATGCATCATACCAGAATCAAAAGTATGATCCACAAGGTCAACGCAGGAATCAAGCATCACAGTTGCTTGGTGGTTCACAGCCACAACCTGCTTCCTCAGATCCAACACAGGGATTATCGGGAGAGGCATTGTTTGATGCCATCCCTGAGTAGTATCCTAGTATGATCTTATTCTGCATCTGAATTTAGTTTTTTATTTTTTATTAACAATTAACAGAATAAGGTTTATATGGCTACAAATTGGACATCAGGTGGTTCTAATGCTAATAGGGGAGCGACAGGTCAAGCTACCATAGCAGGAACCATGAAATATGGGTCTCTGGATGAAACAGAGGCTTTTAAAATACAGAAGAAGTTTCTGTCTATTGCAAAGCGGAACATGATATTTTCCCGTTTTGCTCAGAAGGAGACTAAATCGCGCGGAGAGGGACTTGAGGTTCGTTGGAAGCGTTTTGAGAAATTTGGTCTGCCACTTGTACCATTGGCTGAAGGTGTAAAGCCCCCAGCTGATAGTCTCCTGCAGACTATAATCAAAGTGAAGCTTCAGCAGTACGGCTCATATGTTGCTACTACTGATGTACTTGTTGCTGCGGCACAAGATCCAATCATCCAGCAGATTACTGAAAGACAGTCTATTCAGGCAGCTGAGTTGTTGGACTTCATCACTTATCTTCATGCACGTTCTGGTACACAGGCAGCCTTTGCCGGTGGAACAAACAGAGCAACTGTGCAAAAAACAATTGGTGGTACAGATGGTGTAACAACATCGGATGTAGCTAATACCAATTTGCTTGATACAGCAGTGCGAACTTTGGAGTATCAGGAGGCACGTAAAATTGCCAAGCAGATGACTCCATCTCCCAAATATAATACTGAACCAGTACCGGAAGCATACGTAGCAGTATGTCATACGGATATGCGTAAAGATATTGAAGTCCTTCCGGAGTTCATTCCTTATGCTAAGTACTCCAACAATGGGCAGCAAATGCTTCCCGGAGAGATCGGTTCGGTTGGGACGATTCGTTTCATACTGACAACTCAAGCTGCTGCACTTGGTCAAATACCAGACGGAACAGCCATAGTATCTACTGACGTTAGTGCGACACAGGGTGCTAGTTATTCACCCGGTCATACTGGTCAGTCATTTGGTACTACAACTTCTACGGGAGTTGCAGATGCAAGTAACTATGGTAAAGCTGGTGCAGGTGATGCTGATGAATATGGTGCATCTAAGGGTTCAATTACTACATTGAAATTAGAACCATCAGGTACTAATTTTGAAGTCTATCCTGTAATGATATTCTCATCCGAGTGTCTTGGTTGTGTATCAATGTCTGGATATGATGCAGTAATACCTAAGGTTGTTATGCCAGAACCGGCAGTAACTGATCCATTGGGACAATCAGGTTCAGTAGGTTGGAAGACATTCTATGCCTGCCAGATTCTGAATGAAGATTGGCTCTATAGGGTTGAGTGTTGTGCTTCACTATTAGCATAGTGTATTAATGGCACATGGTTTTCAGGGGTGGGAACCTCCTACCCCTGTTGCTGAGCAAATACTTGAGTCTACGATTATGGAAATCACTCACCAGAGTTTTGATGGTGGTGAGGGTGCTGTAGTCACAAACGCAAGATTTGATCATTATCTTTATCCGGGTTCTCTACCTGAGAATATATCTGTTGTATTAACAGAACCCTTTGTTGGAGTTGAGGCAAAGATTTGTGTAGGTAGAGTAAACAGGGCAAGAGAGAATGATTTTTATTTGGCTTGGACGAAGCTGCCCGGACATCCTATTTCCTTCCAGCAACGTCCAGAGTCAATTTTTAAACCACCGGACGGATCAAATAATCTTGTTCGTCTAACATTCAGGCTTCGTGGTACTGAAGTTCCACAGTCTGGACGAATTTTATTCTTTATAAAACACAGGTTGATATGAGTCAAGTAGCAGGGGGCATGATCCCCGTAGGTGAATATGGTCATACTTTAAATAATCCAATGTATGACTCAGGTCGTAAGAAAACTGTCTCTGTGCATCAGACATTTGGCAAGGATGTGGCATTGGAGGTTGGTAAGGATCTGAAAGTTCCCGATGGATGGGGTTGTGTTGTTATTGGTTATGGTGATGATCCTTCTCAGATGGGGCCAGTTACAGTTACGCATAATGACTGGGTTCTAAGGTTCCCTAGAAATTCAAGACGAGCTATTCCTCCGGGTCATTTTGATATATTAATGAATTGTGTTGAGAGACGATACATTCAACCTTCAGAAGGTGCACCATTGCAGGGTTATGATGCAAATCGTTATAATGTGCAGGTATTAATATTTCCAGAAAGTTCTTCTTTGAATCAGGAAAAGATTAATGCAGAGATGGAACAGGTTGATGTTAAATGATAGAACTTGGAGACATCAGGTCAAGAGTTGTTACCCTGCTTCAGGATAATGAGTTTACTCGTTGGAGTAAAACTGAGCTGAATAATTATATCCATGATGCATTGTTGGATTTGGTACGTACTATTCGTTTACCATCTGTAAATAATAGCGTAATAATTAATGATTCATCTTATCTTCTTAGCCTTCCTTTATCTATGATGGATGTAAATGGAGGATCTATTGAGGGTAGGGAGTTGCCGGTAGTAACAACTTCTGAGATGAAAAGCTTAGCTCATCAGGGAAGATTACCTGTATTACTTAAGCAAGGAGAATATTCTGTAACACAGATATTTGGTAATCCTCTTTGGAATCCAATCGAAGATTGGACTACTACTACTGGAACTCCACAGTCAATAGTATTAGATCAGAAATCCTCTAGTACAATCAGAATATGGCCCATACCAACAGAAGAGGCAACCATTGTTTTAACAGGAACTTTGCGCCCTTTCCGCATGAGTGATCAAGTCCCATATACATTTTTAGATGATAGTGATGATGACCAGCCTCTTGCAAGAATAATTACAACACCTATGAATGGTTGGAATACTGGAGACACATTGGTTGATGACTTAGGAAGGGAACTTATATTTGATGAAACAGAGAAGACTCTGTCTGATGGTTTAGATTTATTTAATGTTGGAGATGATGACTTTGTAACAAATTGTGATATAGATTATGTTTGGGTTGATGCATTAACATTCGGAGCAGTTGAGAGGGCATATCTTAAAGAACATGATTTGCGAAATGTAGAGAAGAGTGAATATTTTAAAAATAAGAAATTATCTTTGATCGCTGAAGCACATAGGATAGAACCAATTAATCCCGCTTCAATAGCAGGTGGGGTGAATGCTAATAGATTTATAGTGAAACGCTAATGGGAATTTCAATAAAATTCAGGAGAGGTGATGCTACTGAGCATCTTACGTTTGCTGGCGCAGAAGGTGAGATTACAGTGCAGGAGAATACAGGTGTCCCGTGGGATTTAAGAGTACATGATGGGTTGGGTGGAGAAGGCTATCGTCTTTCATCTGATACAAGTGAAGCAATACTTGAGAATAAAACATTAGATGATTCTGAATTTACAGGAACAATTAGTGATGATAGCGGAAATTTAATTGCTACAGTAACGGCTGGTGTACTCGTATTTGAATCTGGTGCAATGACATTGAATGCCCCAACTATTGTAGACCAAACTGAAACAGTTCCTATTGAGCAGATGGTTGCTCGTATAGCAAGAAAGAACCAAATGATATTAGGAGATTAATATGGCGGAAAGATACAGACGCTTTGTAACGAGTGTCCCAGCAGCAACATTAACAACAGTATATACTGCACCGGATGATGGTGTCGTGGGTAATCTGGGGTCAGCAGAGTCTGTGATAATAGGATTTCTTATAGCTAACACATCAACGGCTGCTGCTGAAATAACTGTGGATCTAGTAGATCATTATAATAATACTACTC